CTCAGGATCAGTGAATGGATCATAAGGAGGCACAACCGTTGTTGTTTGTATTCCCTCTCCTTGTATTATGCGAATTAGTTCTATTTGTGTACTGGTATTTTTTCCGCTGTCATAATCACTAACTTTCTGCAATCTGTACACAACTCCATCAATGTTGATTAAGTTTCTGAAATCAAGAGAATTGATGTGCTCTGGTGCAAGCATTGCTGAGCAAGTCAGTTGCTTTCCAAATCTGCTCACCAGCTCCTTGATGAATCTCTCATGATACAAATACAAGTTGTTGGTTGTATATGTTGATGTGGACCAGAATACATAGTCAGGCACCCCAAAATTGAAATCAAATGAAGGTGAATCAAGAGAGTCAAGATGGCCCACATATGGATAGGATGTCTCATTGCTGTCAACACCACTCTCATCCCTGTGTTCCCACTCTCCAGATTTCAAGCCACCAAGTTGCACAATGAAGGGCTTACCTTTTTTCTTTTCAATTAGACTGGTGCCATCCTCATTGAATTTCACCTGGAATGTTCTCGGCACAATCAGATCTGTGAATGATGATGGAGAATCCTCTGGTATCCTTGCCAATAGTTTTTGGCTGAATGGCAACTTGAATTCTGTATCATCCACAGCAAATTGGCTCTGAGATTGGACCAAGAATTGACCATATTGTTTCTGAACATCATCAGTGTATCTTGTGTTCCAATAGTCATCATCCTCCTCAAAATTGAACTTGTAATTCTTAGCACTAAAATTGATTGTCGGAGTCACTGTGATATCCTTGCTCCTGTCAATCAGATGGCTCCAATCAAGAGCATCTCCAGATGCATTGTAGAAATCAGCCAAGGGCTCAATCTCCAGATATGATGGTGAGGATGTTGCTGGCTTGACATACAGATTGAATGCCGTAATCAAACCCTTGAAAAACACATCACAAGTCATATCAGGCAAGAATGCACTCAGCTCAACTGTACCTCCAGGAGCCAAGACTTGAGTATTCCTTGTGATATTCAGATCAGCTGTGTTGCTCACAATCTGTGTTGTGATGCCTTGCAAGCCTGGTGTTCCTCCAATTATTTGTGGCTCAATCAACTGATATCCTAATCTGAAAGTCAAGACATCATTGATCAGCATGTTTATTTCCCTGGTGTAATCAAAGGAATATGTCAAAGAGTAACCTGTTGAGGCACCCTCAAGAAGGCCCTCATAAATTACATCACCAGATACAGCATTGCCATTCTTGAATATCAACAACTGCAATCTGTAATTGCCATACATCAATGAGCCTCCTGTTGACCAGGTGATGTCATGATCACCAAGATAGTTAATGGTGAATAAGCCCTCTGTTGCGGCAACAAACTGCAAAGGAGCTGTTGTCTGAATCTGACCAAGATTGTCCTGATTGACAGATCCATCATAATCATCAAGCAAAGCAAGATCATTAAGAAACCAAACTCCATTGCCATATCCCTGTGTTGTGCCGTTGATGATGAATCCTCCAGTGTTGTTCTGCTCTGTTGTGAATGCTGAGTCATTATCACTCTGTGTTGCATCAATGGTTGGCAGATCTCCTCCAGGATAGGCCATCAACAGCCTCTTGAATAATTGGCTCTCAAGGAATGTGCTGGACCATTTAATGCCAGCATATGTGAATGCCTTCTCAAGGATCTCATAAACGAAAACTTGAGGAGGGATGTGCTCAACACCAAACGTGGATGGCGTTGGTCTTGTGTACCCGTAATCAATCAAGCCGTAGTAATAACCTCGGCCATCCCAGTCTGGTGAGTTGTACACATATGCTGGTGAGCCATTCAGCTCAATCAATCCACTCCATGAATTCTGTTGGTTGCTCAATGTCATGGCATGGTTGTATTCTGACCATCCAAGTTCATTGATCTTAATTTTGGCAAGCCTGGAGATATAGTCAATTGTGTCACTCACAAGAGTCACATCAAAGGACCAAACTCCTCCAGAGAGCTTGCACTCCATGAGCTGTGCCACTCCATTAAACTCAAGCAAGCCATTCTGATAATACCTTGCACTTGCCTTGATGCTTGGATCAAAGTCAATGAAATCACTCTCAACATCTGAGATCTTGTCAATGGATGACAAGGTGAATACTGAGAGCATAAGCTCATAATTTCTCCTGGTCCCTGGCAAGGTGATTGTCTTTGATTTGTTGCCTTTCCTTGCTGTCAGATCCTTGATGTCACTGATGTTGAATGTCAATGGAAATGGGATGCTCTGATCCAGGTCAACAAGCCTGTCATTTATGTAAAGTTCTCCAGCCATCAGTTAAGTTGTGATGTGTATGAATATGTTCTCTCAATGGTGATCTGCTCTTGTATCAAGCCATCTCTCCTCCTTGTCTTGAATTGATATGAGCTGTTGGTGATATTCACTGGCTCGAACTCTGTGCCATTCTCTTGCTCAAGATATACAACAGGTGATTCATACAAGCTCCTCACAAGCCATTGCTGGACCTCTTGACTGATCCAGTCACTGTTCAGAATCAGCTGATCTGTGGCCCTCTTTGCAAAGGTAACTCTCTCACCTTGATACAATGGATAAGTATATGATGTATTATCCCAGACTCCCTTCTCTCTCTGATATCCATAACTCTCAACATTGGTTGAATCAACAGATACCAAGGTGAAGGTGAATGAATCCCACACACCAAACTTGTTGAGCCAGTGTAATCTCTTGGTGTCATATCTGTGGCACTCAAGATCAATGTCAATTCTGAAAGCCTCTGATGCTCCAGAATAAGCCCCTCCTCCTGTTGGCCTTGCCTCAATGGTGTAATATGCAGCCGCATCAAAGTTGCCTTGTGTGATGCTGGTATTTGCAATGATGGTTGATGGTGATGCATCAAACACAATAAAGTTGCTCAAGGTCACAGCCACAAGATCTGTTGCAATCTGTGTGTTTGAACTGTTATATATTCTGACTCTGAGATTCATCCCTGTGTCATCACAGATGATGCCCAGAAATACCCTCTCATCCAAGCCACAATAATATCTCTTGGCTCTTGGCCATGATGTCAAGAACAATCTTGGTGATGTGCTGTTGTTGGTATCTGCATTATAATTCTGATAATCAAAGTCAATCCAATCAGGATGCCTCAATGAGCCATTGAATGCATACAATGTTGCACTTGTATCACTGGCTTGAGTTGTCGGAGTTGCTCCATATTTCTCATATACAATGATGTAATATTCATTGATTGCTGAATCATAGAATGTTCTCAATGCGCCATCCACAATCAAAGGGCTTGACAGCGTTGATGCCAAGATACCAGAACAATCAAACTTGCTCAAGGTGTTGAATTGTCTGAACACCTGATGTGTTGAATGTAATGATCCATTCACATACACCTCAACAATGAATGAGAAATTAGGTTGTGCTGTCTCATCTGATGAGAATGTGAACATCAAAGGATTCCCAGCTGTGCTGTATTTTTGTGGCTCATCATATATTGTTACTGCCATGTTTTTGTGTTTTTAGTGAATGTGATATCAAAGAGCAATCCTGTCACTGTTGCCAGGTCAGAGGCAATCCTCTCAAGATAATCATCAGTGATTGTGCTTGTTGTTATGTTCCTTGGCTTGAGTCCTGATGTTGTCTTCATATGGCTTGCTATTGCATAGGCCTGTGACATGTCCATGCCTTTCCATTGCTGGATGGCCTTGGCATGATTGGAGCTCACTCCAGGATATTGGAATGAATAAGGTGTATCATACAAACTGTTGCCAACTGGATTGACACCCTCATCAATGAACTTGTAATAATCATCAGCCTGGATCTCAAAACTCAACTGTCCTGTTGGAAAGTAAACAACTGACTGAGCCAAGGCCCCTGTGTTCCTTGCCTTGCTGGAGATTGACTCTCTCAGATCCTCTGTGACCTTGTTGGCAAGATCAAGAATGAATCTCTCATATGCATTGGTTGGCTGAGATGCATCACTCTCAGAGACACCAAACTGGTCAAGAAAGTCAAATTCATCAGCCATGCTCTTTGTTTATTATGCGTTTTTGTTCATCAGCAATCTTGAAATAATTCATCCAGAACAATGTTTTCACATATGGCTGTTTTGTAATTCCTTCCACACTGCATCCCATCTCTCTTGATAATCTATGGATGATTCCTGTCCAGAGGAACCATTCTGAATCTTTAACTCTTGCTCCAGTATCATCCTCTCCATCATCATCCTCGCTGTCTGTATCCCCAAAATAGCGAGCCTCCGCTTGTCTAAGCTGTCCAAAAAAAAAGCGTAAAAATTCAAGAACTCATCACCAGGAAAATGCTCTCTGAATGTGAGATATCTTTTTTCATTAGGATTGAGCACTCGGCCTCTCTCATCCTCTTGGCAATATTCCATCCCATCCTCAACATACATGATTGACAATGGAGCCCAAGGATCAGCACTGATGTCCTCAATCAATTTCAAGTCAATGATCTGACCTGTTGTGACATGGGCAAAGTTTTTCTCAAGCCTGTACTTTTGGCCCTTGATCTCAATGACCTCCTCTGGCTCTTTCTGTTGGTATTGGCTGATGATTGTAAAGATATGCTTGCTTGCCTCCATGATGGAATCAGGCACAGCCTTCTTGACTTTGTTCACTGGCAACCTGGAGAATATGCTCACAACTTGACAATGAAATTCAAGTATCTCTGTCAATGACCTCTCATTAATGGTTGATAATGTGTCACTTACCATCAACCACTTGTACATCATATCAGCTCCGCATTCCTTGATGCTTGCTGGCAATTTTATGTTGATATCTTTCATGCTCTGATCACTTGGTATCTGCCTTTGTTCTGTTGTGTCTTGCGACAATGCCAAGCAAGAGCCAAGCTCATCACACCATCATCATGCATCCCTATTGGAGCACTGTACTGAACAGCTCTTGTGTTGACGTTGTAAATATAGGTAAAATTCTCGAGTTCATCCACAAGCCAGCTTTCATCCTGGAGAGATATCTCCATCTGCTCAAAGGCAATGGCAAGATCCTCAATGATGACTTGCTTGCTCTTGGATGTTGTTGTGAATGGCACAATCAAATTGCGGCACTTGTCTCTGAGCATCTCATGGAATATATCCCCTTGATTATTAACCTCAATCAATGTTGTGGCCCTGTGCTTGTTGATGACATCAGCAACCTTGTCAATGATCTTGTTCCATTCATCATGCCTCCATCTGTTGACGTACACCTGTTGACCATCCTCATCCAATATGTTGAGCACAGTGTAGTCATCAGCTCGGCCAATGTCAAGGCCAGCATATCTCTTGGAACCTGGAGAGATTGGCTTGACACATTGAGCCACATTCTTGAATAAGCCAGATGCATTGTCAATGAACTCGGCAAGGTACTCTTGTTTGAATACATGATCAGGCAAGGACCTCCTCCTCTCATCAAGCTCCCTTGGATCAATCATCGGATTGTCATAACTTGAATAATGATGGTATGCATACCTCTCATCATAGTTGTGTTGCATACAGATCCTGTGGAAATGATTCTTGCCTTTTGGTGTTGAGATGAATATCACCTTCTTGCCCTTGACCATCACTGTTGCACTCAGGACCTCATCCCACAACTCTGGCCTGGTGAATGCCATCTCATCCACAACCATATAGTCAAAGGTATTCCCTCTGATGTTGTCTGGTCTCTCACCAGAAAAGAACTCAATGGTTGATCCAAACCCACTGACCATCAGATCAGATCTGTTGAATGTGAACAGGTTGCTCTTGACAACAGCTCTCTCAAGATCTGCAAAAACTTTCTTTCCTTGTTTATATACTGGAGTTACCCAAGCAATACGACAGCCTTTGTCATTGATGGCCCACCAAAGGAGCTGGTTGATTCCAAGCAAGGTCTTGCCAAACTGACGGCCAATGTTGAGAGCATAGTATTTCTCATGACCATAGTTGATGGCATCATGTATCTCTCTCTGTTTGTCATGTGGCTTGTACCCTTTGACTGTACTCATTCAAAATCAAACTTGTCAACATCTCTTGTCTCAATCTGTTGACGGTCATGCATGCCAAGAAAATTCTTTCCGTAGAATATTCCCTTGCCTTCATTGGCAACAATGTGAATGCCAAGAGATTTAAAGTCCTCTTGTATATTTTTTATTGTGTCCCATAATGGATGTGTTTCATCATTTAGGGCTCTGTAATATTGACTCTTTTGATAAAATTCAAAGTCTTGCTTTCTCATCCATATCCTCAAGAAATGTCTGACATCTGGAATGACTCTGTCTTTGACTTCATGCACTCCAGAATTAACAACAACCTGTTTAGTTGCTGATTCACATTCATCAATATATTTCCAGGCTAATTCTCTGAGTTTCTCAATGTCAATATCTCTGTGTGTGTTTGACATAATTAGGCATGATTATATCTCTCTATTATGTAAATATAATAGACAGATTATTTATTATTATATAAGTTTGTTCTAATCTCTTGGAATTTGTTCTCCATCCATTGAGTATTGCACACTGCAAATCTCTGAGAGTTGTCAGGAAATTCCTCAACGGCTTTATCATCTGACATGCATCTCTGGATAAACTCATCCTTTGTCTCTTGTGGTGTTGGTTGTGGTATTGGCATTATTTGCAATATTTGATGTAAAACGTATATGGCACAACTTTGAGCTTTGCAAGTATCCAGATCAGTGATCTGTACTTTTTGAAATCATACTTGTCAAAGTTCTTTCTGTCCATCTTTCTGATTGATATCAGCTTCATGATTCTCTGCTCAACAGCTCCGAGCTTGGTTGTGTCGAATGTTGATGGCTTGTTGAATATAGCCATTGCCTCCTCTTTCTTGAGCTTGCCACTTCTCACTTGTGCTGAGAGATACACAATCCTCTTATCAATGCCGAACTTTACAGGCAAGAGATATGATCCGACAAACTCAGTATAAACATTCTCACAATGCTTGCCTCCATAATCTTGCCAGTTGATGAATCTTTTCATCTCAGCCTCCATTGACTCACGGTCCCACTTGTAATGGAATGGCCTCACATTCTTGATACCCACAAGAGCATAGAATAATTGGTCCTTGAATGTGAACAAAGGATAGTTGTTGAGCTCCAGTCCTGTGAATCTTGTATATACTGATCTGATGTACTTGGCATCCATATATGTCCATCCCTTTGGTGTTGATCCCTCTGTTCTGAAATCATGGCCATTGAGAATGTACTTGATGCCATACTTGTGAGCTGTGTCATACATCAGTTTGGTCATTGCAATGTCGTTTGGTATATCTGCATCAGGGAGTCCAGCCCACAAGAATGCATCATTGAGCCTGTCGTATTCTGCCTTGTTGACTTGATATGTGATGCAATCAACTCCGAGCTTTTGGACCAGCTGAGTCATGTTGTGTGTTGCCTCTGGAGCATTCCAGTTGTTGTCAAAGTGAATGACCAAGGGCTTGAGCCTCCAATGTCTGACCGCTGCATACAGCAATGTTGAGGAGTCCACACCTCCAGAGATTCCCATGATACAGTTGTACTTGTTCTTTCTGCCTGTCCATCTGATGGATTCCAGGAGATTATCAAGGGCACCAGGTCCTGATGCTTGTCTCTCCAGCTCGTCATGGAGATCACAGTATTCACATTGATGCTCTCCTATC